ATATAGGATAGTATTATAACTGGATAACTTATTGAATATAAATAAATAATTATATCTTAAGTCTATCTTAGATAAAAAAGACATTTACTGTCTGGCTTTGGCCTAATGATTCTTACTTGGATTCTATAACTGAATAAAGACCTACCCGGAGGGGAAAAGAATTGTTAAGGGATCCCTTATGTAAGTTACATAACATCTAACACTATACTTACTACCCGCTTTTAAAATAGTCAAGTACTTGAAAAATATAGGAGAAAATTTTAAATGGTAAAACCTCTTTCATCATTTCATGCTTATTCAGTTGGCCATCAATTATTCATTCCTTATTCACGTCACACCCCGTTAAAATGTGACCTTCTTGAATGGGATACAACTGGTTGTTTTGACACAGTAAATTCTTGTTTTGTAGCGTCATGTCCTATGATTGTAGAATTTCATGCTAATATTCTATGGGAAAGGCCAGCTCAAGATTCCGGCCTCACATTGTTAATTATTAAAAATATATTACCACCCCCTGATGGATCAATCGGTGGAGAAATAGCTGGAGATGATTCAGTAGCTTATCAACCTTCTAATCAAAATGTTAAATACAATCAATCTAATAGAATAACTCGGAAAATAAAATTAGATTGTGGCGATAGAGTATGGGCTGTTCCTTGCATAAACGGTCAAGCATATATAACTAATTCTATAGCCTCGCCAAATAATTATAATACCGTAAATTATTTTGAAGGAATAGTATTAGAATTACTTTAGAGATTTTAAAATGCCAATATACGAATATAAATGTACACAATGTTCCCATCTGCTTGAATTATTTGAAAATTCTACTGAGGAACATAATCATATATGTCCTAGCTGTAATGATCCTAACTCTTTGAAAAAAATAATATCTTTAAGTTCTTTTAAATTAAAAGGATCCGGTTGGTTTAAAACCGTAAAAGAAAGTTAAATAAAACTAATAAATTATATTTATAAAATACTTGACAAATATTGATTTGTCTATTATACTATATAAGTAAGTACAAATTTATTTAAAATATACTATATAGCAGTAATTGTCAGAATGAAATAGTCATGGACTAGAAGCTATACGCTACAGGAACACGGCGACAGGATGTTCCTTTTTTATTTATACTACTAGGTAATATTAAATGAACTGTAGCCATAAAGATATTCAATTTAAGTTATTTAATAATCTAAAACATGAAGAAATTTTAAATGCTGTAGTTGATGGAACATGGATTGAATTTTCAACTGATGATGGTTTAATACTATGTCTAGACTGTGGTAAACAGTTAAATTAGCTTTACAGACTCTGATCTATTAGAATATATAATACAGAGTCTTTCTGTGCAATGCAGAACAAGGTGCCTACAACCTGATACCAAAAAATTCATAATACGAAAGTAGGGGACTGAGCAGGCCTGACTGCTCTTATTTTTAGGGAGTTATTATGTTATTAATGTTAGGAGTATTTTCAATAGGATTTGCCGCAGGAGTTGGAGTAGCGATTAAAGTTGTTCCAATTATCAAGGATAAGATAGAGAAAGTAAGAGTTGCTATTGAAGCAATGAAAGAATAGACATTCACGGCAGTTAAAGTCCCGCATCTGCGCCGACTAAGAACTTAATACAGAGATAACGTCAACAGCCGCACCCCGAATATGATTAAGAGACGATACTGAATAAAGACGGGAAAATATCTAATCACGGTGTATTGGGTCACTAGGTCATAAACCCTCTTATTCTAATAAGCTAGTATTTTAGTTATATTAACACATATACTGGCAATGTCAACGGTATAATTATAAGAATTAATCAGATGCCTTTCTTAACTTTGCTTATCAGTGGTGTTTCTTCTTTCTTCACAGGCCTATTTGGATTTAAGGGCGAACAAGCAAAAACAATTCAATCAGCTTTAGAATCAGTTAATAAATTAAATGATGCGGATGCTGCAAGTGTAACTGCTTCTGCAAATGCTATTTCTCAAATATTGACTCAAGGTTCTTGGTTAGAAAGAACCTGGAGACCTGTATTAATGGTCCTTTTAATGGTAATAATTGGATCTTGGTTTTTTGGTTACGTCCCTCCTAATTTTGACAAACCTCTTTCTCCCATGATGCAAGAAGTTTTAGATCTTTTAAAAGTAGGTGTAATGGGTTATATTCCATGCAGAACTATTGAAAAGATTATGACACAATTAAATATAGGATCCGTACTAAAAACTTTCATAACTAAAAAGTTGGTATAATATGGAAATGTTCATTACTATAGCCTCTATAGTTATACCTATACTAGCAGGCATAGGAGCGTTTTTTGTGAGGAGTATCATGTCACGCATAGAAAAATTAGAACAGGATTTAAATTCTGTCGTTACAGAAACACAGGTACGACAGATGCTATCAGATAAATTAGATCCAGTCAAAGAAGATATGACAGAGATTAAAGATAGTATTAAAAGATTATTTGAATTATATTTTAAAAGAGGTCGATAAAATGGCTAAAGATGGAATGAATCCGAAAAAACAACGGCGAGAAGAATCTCCAGGTAAAGTTCCGGTTCAAAAATAATGGAAAATAATATGGCACGTCCCACTGTTTATCGTGAAGAAATGCCCAATGAAATGTTAGATATGATGTCTAATGGAGCCAAAGATAGTTGGATATATGCTAGATGGAATATAAGCAAAGAAACATTTTATACTTGGCTTAAAGAAAAACCAGAACTTAAAGAAGCCCATGAAAAAGGACTAGCTCTTTGTGAAGTATGGTGGGAACAGAAAGGAATGGAGTTAATGTCCAACCAGGACAATAAAGCATTTAATTATTGGATAGCGTTTATGAATAGGAAGTTTGGATGGAATAAAAATTCCGATTCACAAACGAATATTAATATACAAAATATGAATGTTTTAAATACTCAAACTAGAGATGAACGATTGGAGTTTATTAAAAATAAATTACAAGAATTAGATATAATTGATGTAACGCCGCAGGTTACCGATGAATCTGACCAATCTGAATAATAAAACTGATCTAGAACTTGCAGAAATAGCTGAATCACTTCAAGCTTTATCTGAATATAATAAGTATAATAAATTAAAATTAGTATTTCCGGATAAGGGTCCATTAAGAAGAGATTTATATGGACCGGCTATGGAATTTATGAAAAAAGGAAAAGATCATAGATTCAGAGTTTATATGGGCGGCAATCGTTCGGGTAAAAGTTTTACAACTTTAGTTGAACTATGTTTTCATTTAACCGGAATGTATCCAGATTGGTGGGAAGGAAAGAAATTTAAAAAACCTACTACAGTTTGGATTATTGGAGAATCTGGAGCATTATTTAGAGATTCTGCTCAACGCTTATTATTTGGAGAAGCTGGAGAAGAAATAGGAACAGGCCTTCTTCCATTAGCTGAAAAGAATAATGGTTGCGGTATTGTCGATTATTATGCAATGCCAGGTACACCGGGAGCAATCGGTTCAGCTATTATTAAACATATGTCAGGACATACTGTTTCTCTAATTGTTAAAACTAACGAAATGCAACGAGAACAGTTTCAAGCAGCAAAAGTAGATGTAATTCTGTTTGATGAAGAACCCAGAGAAGATATCTATACAGAATGTTTGATGCGATTAATGGGTATAGGTAAATCTAAAGAACCTGGAATCGCTATGTTAGCATTTACTCCTTTAAAAGGGTTAAGTGAAGTAGTTTTAAAATTTTTACCTAATGGACAATTTCCCTCCACGGGTAGTCCCATAGAAAACCCCGATCAATATATTTGTCGGGTAGAATGGAGTCAAGTTCCTCATCTTTCAAAAGAAGATCAGGAAACTATGATTAATCAAATTCCAAAACATGAACGAGATGCGAGAAGAAAAGGTATTCCTACATTAGGATCAGGAAGAATTTATCCAGTTGATGAAGATTTAATTACTGTAAAACCTTTTATGATTCCAGACTATTGGCCAAGATGTTTCGCAATGGATTTTGGTTGGCATAAGACTGCAGTACTTTGGGGAGCTAAAGATCCTTCGACGGACGAACTATATATTTATTCAGAATATTATAGAGGAGAAGAATTACCTCTAATTCACGCTGAAAGTATAAAAGCCAAAGGTTCGTGGATACCAGGAATATGCGATCCATCAGGCGGAGGTCGAAATGCCGATGGAAGAATGTTAATAGATATTTATAGATCTTTAGGATTAGATTTAACCGAAGGAGAAAATGCAATAGAAGCCGGTATAGCTCGTGTTTTAGGTTTATTTGAGACCGGTAAATTAAAAATTTTTTCTACTTTACAAAATACATTAAATGAACTTAGAATTTATAGATATGATTCTAAAGATCCAAATAAACCAGCCAAAAATCAAGCAGATCATTTAATGGATGCTTTAAAATACATAACGTCATTGTTTGATTGGGTTGCAAAATCAAAACATGATTTTGAATCTGAAGAAAGACGCATTGAACGTGTTGTAAAATCAAATAGAGATAACTTAACCGGATATTAATAATGCCAGCTATTGATAAATTATTAAAATTTTTAAATACACCAAATATAGCAGAGTTATTAGATGATGATCAGCTTCATAAAATAGCGGATGACGTAATTTTAGGTTATAATATTGATCAAGATTCTAGAGAAGATTGGCTAAATACAAATTTAGAAGCGATGAAAATAATTAAACATTGCGAGAATCCTAACGAAAGACGAGATTTTCCGTTTGTCGATTCTGCAAAAGTTATATATCCATTATTAGCGCCCGCTACAATTCAATTAGCATCTAGATTAGTCCAACATATAACAAGAAATGATAAAGTAGGCGATTGTACTATTTTAGGAAAAGACGAACCCATTGTTGATCCACAAACAGGACAACCAATTCCTGGATTATATAAAAAGAAAGAAAAAGCTAGTCGAGTAAGTTCATTTTTAAATTACGAAAAATTAATTGAATCTGATACATGGTTAAAAGATACTCATAAACTATGTCATATCGTAGCTTCATGGGGAACAGCTTTTAGACAAGTGTATTATGATCCTATCACTAAGAAGAACTGTTCAGATTTAATAGCTCCTGAAGATGTTATTATAAATCATAATATAAGTTGTTTAGAAAAAGCTCCTAGAATAACTATTCGTCATTATTTAACTAAAAATGACATGGTGTCATATCAACGATCAGGTTATTTTCTCGATTTGAATTTAGAAAATTTAGAATCTGGAACTAATGACGGTCAAAAAAACGATTCAAGAGAATTGATGCCAGTTCATGAATTTTTATGTCAATTATGTTATTTAGACTTAGACGAAGATGGATATGCTGAACCATATAAAGTATATGTCCATAAAACCTCTGTAAAAACTGCATGTATTGTTCCGGCTTATGAATATGCTGATATAGACGTTAATCCTGAAGATGGTGAAATTCGTTATATAAAACCCAGAATTGATATTGTAGATTTCCATTGTATGGACGATCCTCAAGGTAAATTTTATTCTATAGGTTTAAATTATTTACTGTTACATCAAAATAAAGCTATTACTTCGGTGGTTAGACAATTATTAGATTCTGGAACGTTGGCAAACCAACAAGGTGGTTTTGTAACTAAAGCTTTTAAAACTAAAGAAAGAAATTTACAATTTAAAATGGGCCAATTTCAAGTATTAGATATAAATCCTAATATTGATCCTAATAAACATATTATTCCTTTACCGTTTAAAGAACCATCTCAAGTGTTGCTTGGATTATTAAATCTGTTAATCGCCTCAGGTAAAGAAAATGGATTTATAACTGATGTATTAGTAGGAGATGCTGAAATGCAAAACGTTCCTGCTACCAGTATGTTAGCTATGGTAGAACAAGGAACACGAGCCTTTAAACCTATTGTTCAAAAATTATATATTTCTCTTAAAAAAGAATTTAAATTATGGTTTCATATTCATGCAATTCATGCAGATGAAGTAACTTATGCTAAATTTCAAGATACAAATTTAGCTGTCTTTAAAGAAGATTTTGATGAAGAAAGTTTAGATATTGTTCCGGTTGCAGATCCTACTCAAAGTTCTGAAGCTCATAAATATGCAATGATTCAAGCAAAATATCAATTATTACAAAATGCTCCTTCATCTTTAAACATTGAAGCATTGATTTTAAGTATCATGACTGATTTACAATTACCGGATCCTCAGTCATTCTTAATACCCAAACAATCTCAACAACCAGATCCAAAAATGTTAAAAGTACAACTTGATAGTAAAGCATTAGATCATCAAATTCAAATGGATGAATTAAATGCTCAGTTAAAAGCCGAAAAAGAAATTACTAATAAATTAAAATTACAATTAAAAGAAAGAGAATTAGATAGAAAAGAAACTGAATCTCAGGGTAAATTATTAAAAACAGCTTCAGATGTTAAATCAAGTCAAATTGACTCTAGTGTTAAACAATCGTTAGCTCAAATTGAGGCTTTTCGAGCTACTACAGATAGAATAAAAGTACATAAAGACAATAATTCAGGAAATAACAATGTCTGATGAAGTATTATGGAAATATCTTGAAACAACTCAAAGAATTTTAAAAGATATTAAAGAAGAGATAAATAAATCCAAAGACGAAATTACTGACGGAGCTTTAGTTGTCAGTCCTGCGCTTGAAAGAGAGTATTGTCAAGCTATAGGTTATATAAATGGACTTAATTTTATAGTTGATATGATAGAAAATGTAAACAACGATGAGGAAAGTTCTCAATGATAGACGTAATTGAACCATTTTTAGGTCGAATGGTAATAGAAGTTATCAAAGAAGATAGTGACGAGTATTTAAAAAAGAAATTACAATCAGAAACAGGAGTTTCTAATGAGTTTTTGAATAAACTCGAGATTGTTAGAGGTGATATAGTTATTGATGATAAGACTGGTAGAGAAGTATTTAAAAAAACTACTGGTAAAGTCCCGTATTCTAAAGGAAAGATTGTAAAAAAATCCCCTGATGCTTTTGGAAAATGTTTTCAAGATCGTTATGGCGATGAAATGCAATTTCCAGACATTGGAGATATTGTATTTTTTATTCCTAATCAAACTTATAGAATAGACGTTGACGATAAATATCATTTAATTAGTGATTGTGATATAGTAGCTTTTAAAAAAGGGTAAAGTAAATGAACGAAGATCAAAATCAAGAAAGTCAAGACATAGAAAACATGTCTATAGAGCAACAAGAAGATTTACGAGATCAATTATTAGATCAAGTTGAACAATTAGAAGATTCAGATGATCAACCTGAAGATGTTAGAAGCAAAGCTAAATCAACAGGACATTTAAGTGCTGAAGAATATCAAGCTAAGCATGGTTCTTTAAAAGGTTATAAATCTGAAGAAGAATTTGTTCGTACTGGAGAAATGATAGATCAAATCTATTCTCTTAAGAAAAAATTAGATGAACGGGACAAAGAAATTAGTGCTATTTTAAATTATACAACTAGTACTATTAATGAGCATAAACAAAAAGCTCGAAATGAAATTGAAACCCGATTACAGCAAGCTCGTGAATATGGAAATATTGAAGCTATTGAAGCTTTAACAAGACAAAAAGCAAGTATGGATTTCCACGAGCAACAAGAACAATTAAAAGAAGGTTTAAATAAACAACAAACTGCTTTTAATCAATTTGTTGATAGAAATAAACATTGGTTTAATGATCAGCATCCGGAATTAAAACAAGAAGCTATTGCGCTAGATGCAGATATTATTAGAAGATATCAAGCCGCTAATATGCCAATGCCCTCATATGATGAATTAATGTTTCAAATTGAAAATCATATGAAATTAAAATATCCAGATTTAGTAAATACTGGAATTAAAACTAGACCTTCGATATCTCCTTCTAAATCTCCAATTAATCGCTCTATGGGAGAATCAGTGGGGGAATCAGATGATAAAACATTTAGTAAATTATCATCCGACCATAAATTAATGTTTCAAGCAAATAAACGAGTACTAGCAAAAGCTGGTATTGAGTACACCGTAAAAGAGTTTGTCCAAAAGTTGAAATCAGACGGGGATATTTAAAAATGACTAAATTACAAAAAGATGAATTACGAAAAAGTTTTCGACCAACATTGAGAGTTAAAAGCATCGCTAAGATGTCAAAAGAAGATCCAAATAATATTTATAAGGAAGTTCGTTACGATGATCGTATGGATCCCAATGGCGAGCGAATTGATCGCTATTTAGAAAAAGGTTGGGAAATTGTAAGTTCTGATGAACATTTACAAGACGATCGTTCTAATGCTCCTAAATCTAAAGAAGATAATAAATTACGTCCTTCTCCATCAGTTAGATCTGGCAAAGGCGGAGCCCAGTTTGTTCTTATGAGAAAATCTAAAGAACAATTTCAATCTGATGAAGCATCTAAAGTTAAAAGATATGAAGACAGATATTTTAGATCATCTTCTAAAAAAGTTACTCGTGATGGTGAAAATGTAAATGTAACCTTACACGAAGTAAACGAAAACAATTTAAATAGAAACAATTCAGAGGAAAATGACAATGCCTAATGTAATTAGAAACGGCGGCCTTCGTTTATTCCAGCAAAAGATCGATCAAGATCTTGAATTGTGCATAATTCCATCTTCAGACTCAGTTATTGTTGGTCGCGGAGATGCAGTTAAAACAGCAGGTTCAAGCACTTCAAGCGGCAGCGGTCCCGTTGTCCGGACAGTTGCTCGAGTTTCTGCTGGTGACGCAATTTATGGAGTTGTTGAAGGGTTCTTAGAACACTTCATCGAAGGTACCGGTATGTCGTTAGATAGAACTCATCGTCCTGCTAGCACTACTATGTATGTAATGGTTCGTCCAGCTAATAATACGGACGTTTATGCTATTACATCCGATGGTACTACTGCTTTAGCGGAAATCGGTGAAAATGCTAACATCACAGGTAATGGTGGCGGTACTACAATTACTGACGCTGACACTGTATCTGGCTTATCAACTATGCAACTAGATTCTAGTACACATGCTACAACTGCAACGTTACAGTTAAAAATGATTGGTTTTGAAGATCGAGCAGATAACACTCCTGCTTCAGCTAACGCTTCAATTCTTGTTACTATTAACAGTGCAGAACGTTCCGGTGGTACTGGTACAGCTGGTGTATAATTTAGAGGAATTTTTAAATGGCTAATTCAGCTCGTGTAACTACGGGTAATTTGCCCCGATTACTACAACTCGGTATTGATAAGATCCTTCATCATTATAAGGATACATATAAAGGCCCAGGTTCACAAATCTTCCAAGAAGTGAAAACTGAAAAAGGCTTTTATGAAGCAGTACAGTTGGCAGGTATGGGGTTAGCTACCCGTAAAAATGAAGGTGCCGCTATTTCTTATGATAGCGTGGACCAAAACTGGGTATATCGTTGGCCGATATTTACCTATGAAAAATCAGCTCGTATTACAATGGAAGCAGTTGCTGACAATCTTTATGAAGATCTTTTACCTTTAATGGGTAAAGAACAAGCTAAATCTTTAGCTCATAATAAAGATTATCAAATGGCGGCAGTTTTAAACGCTGCATTTGCTACCACTGGTCCAGATGGTAAAGTGCTTTGTGCATCTGATCATCCAATTCAAGCTGGTGGAACCAGTTCAAATACAGTAACTTTAGATCTTTCTGAAGATGCTATTGAACAAATGGTTATCTTAGTAGACGGTTTTATGAATCCGGACGGTTTATTGTCTGATTATGAAACCATGAATTTAGTTGTTCCTAAAGAACTTCGTTTTGAAGCTGATCGTATCGTTAATTCTAAATATCGTGTTAGTTCTGCTGACAATGATATCAGTGCAATTAATAATCAATCAGTTATCAAAAAGATCATTCCTTGGAAACGTTTATCAGACACTGATGCATTTTTTATTACTACAAATGCTGAGAATGGTCTGTTAGTTGCTTCTAGAATGGGCGTAACAACTGATTCCTTCAAAGATCCGACAACCAAAGATATCATCGTTTCTGCATACGAACGTTTCCGTACGTTCTTTGCTGATTGGAGATGTGTTGTAGGTTCTCCTGGAGCTTAATAGTTAAAAACTTAGGACAGTGGGGCATGAAGCCCTACTTCCTTCTAAGTTTCAATCAAATAGACGCAAATCGACTCACAGGTAAGTGAGACTATAGAGGTAAAAATAATGACAACTCATTTTAAAGGTCCAGTAAACTCAACAAATGGTTTTGTTGGATCAGTAACCGGTAATGTTACCGGTAATATAACAGGATATGTGACGGGCGGAGTAGCAGGTAATCCTGACTCTAGTCAGTCAACAATTTCAGGCGCAGCTGGTGCAGCTAATGTTTGTACAGTTTCAGTTCAAATTAAAGATGCAGCAGGAAATAATGTAACCAAGGTTACGCCTTTTACTGTCTATGCTTCTTCTGCAGCTGATGGTTTAACTTTAGCTTCAGCAGCATCAACTGGTTTTTCAGTTGCTTCAGGCGGCATGAGTTTAAATAACGGCGCTGCTATAACTACAAGTATAAGAGCGGTATCAAGTGCAACCGGTTCATGTACTTTAAGCTTAACGGATACCGGTAAACAAACTAGCTATTTAGTATTAGTTTTACCAAATGGTGTCAAAATCAGCTCACAATTGTCAGCTGGTAGTTACGGTTAATAATAGTGGAGAGAGTATTCTCCACTTTAACTTTATATAAAGGTGTATATATTATGGCAGATGCAGTAACTACAAAGGTCTTAACAAATACTTTAAGACGCTATGTAATTCAAATTACAAATTTATCTGATGGAACAGGTGAATCAGCGGTTACCAAAGTAGATAAATCTACATTAACCGGCCCAAATGGATTAGAACCATCTTCTTTAGCTGTTGATAGTATCGAAGGAGATGCTTCTGGTATGGAAGTAAAAATATATTGTGATAGAACTTCACCTATTACGATTGCTCAAATTGGACAATCAGGTAAAGTTAATCTATGTTATGAAAGAGAAGGCGGATTTCAAACTAGCGGTGCAGGCGGTACGGGAGATATTCTCTTAACGACGTCAGGACATACTGCTGGAGATAGTTATAATTTAATTATTCGTTTTAGAAAGAAGGATTAAAATGACAGCTTTTACTGGGTTATTACCTAAAAACACGTATAAGCAAATATTACAAATAGGAGCCGCCAATTCAGGTTTATCGGCTTCTTTACAATCTGTACAAGATGGAAACGGAAATTCTTCAGTTTTACAATTGTCAACTAGCGCTGTTAATGTAGCTGGTACATTAACTGTTAATTCAAATACAATTGCTACTCTTGTAGGTACAGAGACTCTTACAAATAAAACTTTAACTAGTCCTGTACTTACTACTCCAGCTTTAGGTACTCCTTCTAGTGGTACTTTAACTAATTGTACAGGATTACCATTAAGTACTGGTATAACCGGTAATTTAAGTGTAAATAATCTTAATGGCGGAACTTCAGCTTCAAGTTCAACCTTTTGGAGAGGTGATGGTACTTGGGCAGCTCCAAGTGCAATTTCTGGCTCTGCTTTAACTAAAGTTGACGATACTAACGTAACTTTAACATTAGGTGGTAGTCCTTCTACTGCATTAGTAAATTCAGCCTCAATTACAGTCGGCTGGACAGGAACATTAGCAGTTAATAGAGGAGGAACTGGAATATCTTCATTTGGAACTGGAGTTGCAACTTTTCTTGGTACTCCAAGTTCAGCTAATCTTGCATCTGCAGTTACAGATGAAACTGGATCTGGAGCTTTAGTTTTCGGCACTAGTCCGACTCTTACTACTCCTAGAATAAATCAAATTAATGATTCTAATGGAAACGAAGAATTAATATTTACCACCACTGCTTCAGCAGTTAATGAATTTACAATAACAAATGCTGTTACCGGCTCTCATCCAACTTTAGCAGCTACTGGCAACGATTCAACTGTATCGTTAAATTTTCAACCAAAAGGCTCTGGTCAAGTTAATATTTTAGGAACTTCTACGCAACAAGGTCGATTTGTAGTTTATGAACAAACTACTAACGGTAGTAATGGCATAGTTGTTACACCTCCAGCAGCTTTATCCGGCGATAGAACATTTTCATTGCCTGATACGGACGTATCTTGTTTCGTTGTTCAAAGAGTATCTACTTCTACAGCAGCTGTAGCAACCGGAACAACCTTAATTCCTATGGATGATACTATACCTCAAAATACTGAAGGTGATCAATATTTATCATTGAGTATTACTCCTAAAAATACAGCAAATATTCTTAAAATCGAAGCTTTATTAAATCTTTCAAATAGTGCCGCTAATCAATTTCTTTCCGCTTCACTAATTCAAGGTTCTACTGCTAATGCACTTAGTGCAAGTTCTGAATTTGTTGAAACAGCTACAGGGTTTACACAGGTAATATTACAGCATACTATGACAGCTGGAAGTACGTCGAGTATTACTTTTAATATTAGAGCCGGTGCTAATAATGCCGGAACTACTACTTTAAACGGTCAAAGCAGCGCGAGACGATTTGGTGGAGTATTATTTTCTTCAATAGTCATAACTGAGTATTCATCATGACGCAAAATGAATTATTAAATAAAATATTAGCATTAGTTCCTAATGCTAAAGTTTCAATCCATGAATTATCAAATAGAAAAAATGCAGATGACGGAATAAGCAGTTTATATGAAATAAATGGATTTCTAGTTGTTTGGAATTCAACAAATGAATTCCCCTGTCCTCCGGAAGAAGAAATAAATGACTAAAAATCAATTTGATGGATTTAATTATAAAGACCATGTAATCTATTGCGATATATGTGGATGCCCGACTCCTTTTGCTGATGCTACATTACTTGATGTATATACAGGAAGAGGAGGTCTCTTAGTATGTAAAAGGGACAAAGACGATATTGATTACGGATTAGTTCCTTATAAAATAAATACAGAATCGGTAATTAAAGAAGCATCTATTAATCATTACGCTACTAATCCAGACAATATACCTAATCTTCACGATCCGTTTGACTATGCTTTATATGATCCGATGAGTTATGACCCTAACGGAGTTTTAAATGTTGTCTGGGAAGCTATCGATCAAGTAACTTGGGAAGATTGGAATTCAGCGTGGGAAACTTAATAAATGTCATCATTAACTAACCTATCTACGCAAAATACATATAAACAATTACTTCAAATAGGAAGTAATAATATAGGTTTAACTACGTCTTTAAGAACTGTTCAAGATGGAGATGGAAATAATAGTGTTTTACAATTATCTGCAACCGATATTAATGTAATTGGCGTTTTAAGATATCAATCTAATATTTTATCTTTTGGTGGAGCATTTACTACAGCTGCAGCTTTTACTACCTCTGGAGCTAATAGCTTAACTCTTACTACTAGTGGTACTACTAATGTAACTTTACCTACTACTGGGACTTTAGCTACTCTTGCAGGTTCAGAAACTCTTACTAATAAAACTTTAACTAGTCCTGTAATTTCTACTATTAGTAATACAGGAACTTTAACTTTACCTACTAGTACAGATACACTTGTAGGTAAAAATACAACTGACACTCTTACAAATAAAACTTTAACTAGTCCTGTACTTACTACTCCAGCTTTAGGTACTCCTTCTAGTGGTA